CCATTTCTTCTGGCGTGTAACGATCTTTACCGCCAGTCATCGTAGATGCCACAGAAGTTAAAGGAGACTGTGGCGCTTCAAAGTCATAAGAGGCAGGCTGAGACAAAGGTGCTACCGGAACGTCTTCTCCACGCGGAACGTAAGACCGATCTTCATCAGGCATCGCAAAAGGCAGTCCCGAAATAACCTCACCACGCGGAGCAAAGGAGCCTAGACCACCCATTGCATCGCCGTAGTCTTCCGCGCCGGGAATTGAGCCATACGTGTAATAACTAGCCATGGTTCACCTAATCCAAAACCTGATAAAAGCGAAGCGCCCACTCTCGCCAGTCGTCAAACTGATACGGCGACGGAGGGTTTTGCTGAGAAATGCCATTAATGCCAATGATACCCGCAGCCCAGTTTTGCCATTCAGACTCTTTCTCAAGTCGAGCAATTGGACCGTAATCTTCCAAATCAAAGACTGTGTAATCAGCCCAATCCTGAAGCTTGTGATAACGCGGATCTGTCAGCAGACTCATGGATTCTCTCCAAGCACCGTGCCCGTTGCCGGTTCAATGTGCGCAATAATCTGCCCCGTTTGATAATTCCCACCAATCGTGTTGCTTTCAAACCGGAAACGCAACTCGCGACGAATTTCGCGGAAGTACACCAACTGCTGCTGACGGTCTGTCAGATTGGCAAAGATCGTCTTGGGATCACTTGTCACTTCCGCAGACCTTGCGTTAGCGCGGCCTGTGATTTCCACGGTCATGTTCCCAGACTGAACAAAGTCGGGTTCTATGTACTCGACCCGGATAGCCATATTCTGAGGCTGCTCTGACGCCACCAAAGACATATCCGCAGTCTCAAACCAAGAACGAATAGGTCGAATTTGAGGACCATTAATCTCATCCGTACCATACTCGTGCTGCCACACAACGTAGCCTTGAGGGTCGTTAATAATTCTTGGATTGCCATCTTCGGTCACCCGGCGTTCGCTGTCTTGCGTACCACGGAACTGAACCGTTTCGGTATCAATCACACCCACCACGAGCGGGGAACTGAAGACCTGTGCATACATGCCCGCAGAGCGTCCACCGTTCGGAAGTTCCGTGTCGTACCACGTATTTTCGCGCACGTTGTAAATGACCGCGTGCGTACACTCTGTCGCATTGCCTCTCGGGTAGCACCACCAGATCTCGCCCCAGCGCGGCACCTTAAACGCAAAAACCTTTTGCCGCTGGGCGTAGTTCAGGTTGTCATAAAACCAGTTCAAGTTCAGCGAGTTCGGCACTTCACGTACGACACCGTTAAACATCAAAAAGCGGTCCACGCCGCACCAGAAGTAAATACCGTCGTACTCAATCACGCTCTGCGAAGAGAGAATGCTTGACTGCGAGGTAATGGTGTCAAACTGGAAAACCGGGGCACCGCCAACATAGGTCGCACGGATCACCGAATCTAATGACCAGAAAAGACCAGACGGCGCGTTACCGGCACCGGAACGCAGCGGAAGACCCTTAACGATCTTTTGGCTTGTAACTCGCGCATTACCCGCATCGCCGCCTGACCAATCGTCCGTATACCCCGAACGACTCCATTGAATAAATCCGTCAGACCCGTACGCAAAGACATACGGAGCCAAGGCAACGATGCCACCGGAAACGGTTACTGCGGATACAAGAGTAAGCTGACTCGTTCCGTTATCAAAACCTTGAAAGAGCTGCCCCGCAGCATCTGAAGAAATGTCTTCCAAGTTTGGCGCAACATGCGCCAGTATTTCGTTTTGGCTGTTTGTGGTGTTAAACGCTACATCAAACTGATATAGCGAGTTAGCGTTTGATACATAACCACCATTGGTCCGGTTGGTCACAATGCTGGAATTGCCATTCTGGTCCAGCCGAAAACGAAACACACCGTCCTTGGTACCTATGTGGACATAGGTATAACCATTATGATTGTGAATGTGCATGCCACGGGCGATGCCATCCAGCCGGTCTTGAAGCGCCCGATACCCGCCGATCTTACGCGGCAACCCACGCTGGAACCGGACCCATTGTCCGTCCACATAAAAGTTACCTTCAAACTTCGTTCCGTCCCGCTTAATGCCGGGTTCGGAGCGAACGATGATCGGCTGAAGTGGCATCAGTAACTACCGCCTTCAATCGGGTCAAGACCCAGCGCAATCTGCGCCGCAGAAGTACTCGCAGCCGTAAAGACCGCGTTACCAATCGACGTTGCACCCAAGTTGGTTCTTGCACCGCTCGCGGTTGTTGCGCCCGTACCACCCTGACTGACGGCAACGGGAATACCAATCGTTGATGTATCCGCGTCTACAACATCCGTGCCATCGCAATACAAAATGGCTCGGGCTGCGGAAGATACCGTGACACCGGGACTTGCTTGAGAAGAAGTGCGAACACCAAGCGTATAAGACCCAGAGGTCTGATTGCTGACCCAGTATTGCTGTACGGTGGTCGGAACAATGATGTCGCGATTACCCGTCAGGGTGCCGGTAAAGACATACGCCGTCTTGTTTAGTTCCGCAATTGAAAGCGTGTAATTGCCGCTTCCCGATACGTCAATCTGGAGCAAGCTAAAGGCATAGATAGCCGACTGACCGAAGCCAATCGTCCAAAACTCTACGCCATCCGTAACCACAATCGCGCTATCGCCCGGAGACAATACCAGCGTTAATTCGCCGTTGATCGTCTCTGAGGTGCTTGGGTTTAGCGTCAGATCGCCCGTGCCGCTGTTGCGGACATTGACAAACCAGTCGTTGCCAAGCATTGACGCTGTTGAAAACGCCAATGTTCCCGCACCACCCGTCCAAACTAGCGCCTTCGCTCTATCGCTTGTTGAGGTCGTGTAATTGCTATTAAACGTACTGACCGGAACCGATTGGTTGAGCGTCGTCGCAATCGCCTTTAGCCCAAGACCCGCAAGCGCCGCCGCGTTCGCTGCTGAAGCTGATGCACCATATTGGAACGAACGCCAAGTTCCCGACTCCGTGCTGTTGTCCGTCAGGTAAATCTGAAACGTGCTGCCCGAAGTGGGTGCGCAAATTTGCACGCCCGTGCTGGTCCGAACTTCAAAAGTATTGGAACCGACATTGTTAAAAAGAACCGTTTCGCCAGTACTCGCATCCCGCGCATCCGGCATCGTGATGACAAGACTCGTCGTCGTCGCATTAACATCCATAATGGATGCAACGACATCATTTGACGGCGCAGTTTCCAGCGGCCAGTCCAGTACCTGATCAATCGTCAGGGACACATAACGGTACGAAACATCACTTGGATAGATGTTCGTTCCGCCGAAAGTTTGAGTAAAGCTAGGCACTGTTAAGCCTCCCGACGATTCGTAGACCGATCAACGATCTTCTGTAAGTCTTCACCATTCAACGCCGCCAAGGCGCGGTCGTAGTAGGACTGCCACAACTGCACGCGCTGGTCGTCCTTTACAAACGGCGTCGCCTCCACAAGCGACCCATACAGCAACAAGTTGGGCGCGTACTCCGACAACCAGTTGGTCTGATTCGTATCATCCAACAGCGGCGGCAGTTCGTAATACAGAATCTCTACCGGGTACGCCGCATCGGGCGTTGGGGCAAAGATCCAGTAGTTGTAATTGTAGTCAGCGTAAAACTTTGGCGGGTCGGTTTCGGTTTCGTTTGGCCAATACTCACGCACATATTCATACGATCTTGGATAGACCTGAACCCGCGTGTTGTTGCCCGTGCCGGTGCCGTAGTTAATGCTGATGGTATCGCGCCACCGATCCGGCTTTGCATACACGGCAACGTCAGACTGCATGGTCATCGTGACCACATTCTGAAAACCCTGGATCTTCAGCTCACGCGCAATCCGACGCTCAGCCAGCGTAATGAGACGCGGAATCTGTTCAAAGACAATCGGGTCCGTTGCCCCACCACGCTCAAGGTAGTTGTGGATGTCCGACTGCAAACTGGTAAAGGTCATTGCGGCTGGCATAAACTTCTCCTAGTGCCGCGTCTTACCAGTTAAAGGCAAGACTAAATGGCTCAAATTGTAGCAAATGTTACAGGTTATTCATCTCTAACCAAGTAGGGTACGGGAACTTGTTAAGTTTTCTCCTATTGTAACTTTGGGGTACTACTTGAAAGTTCTTCCACGTATGCAATCCACATACAGTACGCCCAAGCAAAGGAATTACATGATCAAGTTCCCACTTAAATCCAGTACACTTTTCTCTCATTGCGCATAAAATAAAAGATTCAGAAATAACAAATTCATCTAACTCGCCATACCAACTAGGCATGGCTTTAAGTTGTGTTGACCTTCTTTTGTGACCGTATTTTAAAGATATTGCTTTTCTAGCTTCAGGATTATTTTTAGCCCACGCTTTACTTTTTGCAATTCTTTCTGGACGAGCATTTCTAATGCGATCATATTCTCTTAACTCTTCAATCTTTATCTTTCTACGCTTTGCGTCGTATGCTTTTTTCGCATCTTTGTTGTAGTTTGATTTTACACGCGCAAGGATTCTGTCTCGGTTCTTACGGTAATACGCTTTTTGGCACGGCTTACACTGGCGATTAAGCCCATCCTTAGAGGTCTTGTTGTTTGAGAAAAAGCTAGATGCTAGGTCCAGCTTGCAATAGGGGCAATGTTTTGTCATGTCACGCGCCTAAATTCGGGCTTACCGATCCCACGTGACCAGTGGGGGACATCAACAAGTTTAATCCCATTCCCACCCCACGAATTAAGCGGGTGCAAACTTTCCCAATAAGCGCCAAGCGGTGCAAGCTCAGCCTTGTCGTAGCACAACTTGCCATCTTTAAAAAAGTTCAAATCTACTGCTCGACGGCTT